GGTGGCTACGCAGGGACTTGAACCCCGGACCCCAGCATTATGAATCACCTGACAGCGGCCAGACTGCACCATAAGCCCGCATGAATCGGGGCTTCCTGCTCTTTCCTGTCCTCGCTGTTCCAGTGCTTTCCAGAGAAAAGGGGCGATGTAGTCACCACCATTCGCGCATTTTATGTCGTGCCACTGCGTTACATGATGCCTTGTCGTTTAGCCTGCTGCAGCGTCGTTCGAAGGTAGCCACTGCCCCTTTTCGGCAGTCCTCGTATCTGAGTCGTCCTACAGTTTCGTTCATGCAGATTGAGCGGCTGTCTACTTTGCCGTTCACTTCTATCCACGTCATGTCGCCTTCATATTCTCGCAACGGCAGACGCCATACCCATCTGTCTTTTTTTTGGATCTTGATTTCCATGGCTGGCTTTTGTGTCTGTCGCTTAGGGGCTGGCGTTGCGACTTGTGGTGCTGGCCGGTATGTCTGGTTCGGTGCGTTGTATTCCCGACGCTCTGGGAACTGCATGGGTGGTGGTGCTTGCCATTCCCGTTGTGCTGGCTGCCTGACGTGGGGTGGTTGTGGCCAGGGGGCTGGTTTGTCTCCGATTTGAATGGCTTTGCTCAGTTCGGTCAGGTTGATGGTGATCGGTTTGGCGAACATGAAAACCGCTGTCCAGAAGGTGGCCGATCCTATGCCTAGGATTGCCAGGAATCGCCAGCGGCTTCTGTTTCTGTTGTGCACCTGGTGCGGAGCGTCGTCCTTTTCGGCTTTCATTCCTTCTCTCCCTGTCTTGCTCGGGCGTACCAGCGCCTAGTCACTTCCTTGGTGATCGCTATCCCGCGTTTTGACCGGTCAAGTTTCGGTTGGCTTCGTCGTATTCGGGGCTCGTCTGTCCCATCTCTGGCGCTACCTCGCCACTAATCAGCCACCAACGATACATAGGGTAAAGCTGGCCTAGCACGTCTACTTCTTCTGTGCTGATTCTCACGTCCTTGTTGTAGAGCACTGTTCGCCAGCGGTTTGTCCCGATTGGCGTCTCTCTCACCAATCGGTCCATGCCCGCCATAGAAGCGATTGTTCTAACGCGATCGTTTATTGTGCTCATTTCGTCTTAAAAGTCTTACTCAAATAGTTTGAACAAAGCTTATGCCTAGCTTATAGTTTGTTCAAATAGTTTGATTCAAATAGATTGAGTCAAACGGTTCGGACAAGGTATAGGTGAAGCTATGGAACAGTCTGGAATAGTGGGGCTTTCAGTGCAAGGGATGCCGGATCGCGTCTCCGATTTCCGTGACTCTCCCTTCTGCACCCAAGAAGCGTTTGCCCTGATGCTCGACGTGTCTGCCGATGTCGTCCGGGGCTGGATCGAGTCCAACACCATCCCGACCGCCAAGATCGGTCGTCGCCGCGTCATCAACCTGCACCGCCTGCGCCGCGAGCTGGACAAGGGCAAGTCGATCTTCTGCCAGGGGGATTATTCCGATGAATAAGCTTTCTTTGTCTCCGCGTATTATTCGGGCTCTTGCATCTATGCTGCGCGAGATTCGCCGTTGTTCTTTTTCTTCGGCCTGCAATTACCAATATAAGTTTAATGGTTATATTAATTCGCTTCATGATCTTGAGCTTATTACTTGGGGCCAGTGGGTCCATTTGTCTGACCTTGGAATGAAAGTTTGGCGCTCGGCTCTTCGTATGGATTCCAAGCGTGGTCAAGAAAGATTTGAATCTCTTCTTGCTAAGATTTCCTTTGTTGAGGCTGTTCAGGATGACTCCCCAGCTGAGAAAGTATCTGCACCAGCCGCATCGCCCGTGCTGCAACTGTGCCGTTTGTCATACGTTCGTTATGACACCTTCTCAGTTGTCGAAGAACTCCAGACTGAGCGTTCAACATTCCCCCGGTTGTCGCCCCGCTGGGCGCCCTTACCTGGAAGACGGTCGTTGGTGGGTGGTGAAGGCCAAGTGCGTGTGTCATCTGGCCAAGCGTCCGCCTGATTACTGGACCGTAGTTCGCCAGGAAAAAGCCCCCCCCTTTGTGCCGATTGGAATTTTTGAACTGGAGTAACTCTTATGGCGATTCCTCCCCGTCAGGAGCAAGTCACCGACAAGCAAACTCGCTTCTACGTGCATGCTCCGGCATCGGTAAAGCTCGCTCTGCACAATGAGGCCATCCAGCGTGGTGTTGATGTTTGGGACCTTGGTGGTGCTGTTATTGCATCCTGGTTGCGTGCTGGGTGCCCCGATTTTGAAGAGAAGGCGCAAGTAAGCGCAGAAAATGAAGAGGTGAAGTAATGTCGTTCTTTATCCCGTCCGCGAAGTCGAAACTGTCTTTGTTCGTTATCAACAAGGATTTCTATCTGAAGAAAGACACCGGCGAAATGCGCGTTTCCATTCAAGCCCTGGTGCCGGCTGGTTCTGCTCGGCCGAACAAGAAAGGTTTTTCGGTGACCGAGTACACCGCCGATCCGGCTGTTTATGAGGCTCTGGATTTCTCTAACGGTCCGATGCTGGTGGAATTTGAAGCTGAGCCGCGTGAATCCCGTAACGGTTTCGGCAACACAACCAACACCGAGCATTTGCTGGTTGTGATTGCATTCCCTGGTCGTCAGCAGACTAGCCAGACCCAGCCGCAACCCGGCAAGCCTGCTGATAAGCCGTAACCAGTTCGTCCTGGTCAAGCCCCCGTTCTTTAAAACCCTGTTGGCTGAGCCCCCCCGGCGGACTTTCCGGCTCCACTGCTGTTTCAGGATGGCTCTGGACTTTCCGGCAGCACCTGGATGGCTTCCAGCCCACACCGTTCCTCGATCCCCTGCCCGTCGCTGTCGCCGCCGGTCGCAGAACCGATTAAACCCGGGCCGCGCGAAGTTCAAGGGCGCCGTAACGTAGTGAAGGCGTTCATTTCACCCTTTAACTTCGCGCGGTCCGGGTTAGGTTCGCCCGCGACTGGCAGGGCGGCAGCGGCGGGCAGGGGATCGCCCCCTGCCCCGAGCTAGAGCCAGAGGGAGCGGTTTTGCTTTTGCTCTTTGGCGCCGGGAGGGCAAGAGCGACAGGGATCGTTACCCGTAAGGGCCAAGACAGTTTCAAAAACAGCCGGCTTTATTGGCTGTTTTTTAAAATGGCTTGGTGAGCAAAGCGAATAGAGCCCGCCCCGTAAGGGGTCGCCCAACAAGAGGTGGTCATCAATGGGTTCGATAGAAACGTATTTGGCAAACGTAACTCTGGGCGATCTGTTCGCCCTCCAGTTTTTCCACGGGCTGATTACTTGCGCAGCCCTGGGACTTATCCACGGACACCAGAGGTAAACGGGTATGGCTTTCGATTGGGATACGTACCTGGTTATCGCTGGGATCTATGTGGGGGCCGTAGGTATCGGCGTCGCCTATGGTCAATTCCGGCTCAGCTGGAAGGAACTAATAGACGTCTCTACTTCCTGATTACAGGTGCTTTATGAAAAACAACCAAGTGCAACAACAGGCCGGCGGTTATTCCCGCCTGAAGTCTTTGTTCGTCGGTGGTGCTGTTGCTGGTTCCACTGCGCTGATGACCCTGCCGGCGCATGCGGCGATTACCGTCCCGACTGAAATTACCGGGGTGTTTACCGATCTGGCGACCGCGTTTGGCGTCCTGATGGCTGCTGGTGCTGTGCTGTTCGGTATCATTCGTGGCGGTATTGCCCTGTTCAAACTCGCCTCCCGCGTGTTCAGCGCGGCCGGCGCCTAAGATGGAGTGCGGAAAGATGCGCGCGGCTTTCCGCACCCTGGGAACCCTCACAGCTTTGCTGTGGGGGTTCTTTATTGGGATATCTAATTCGCATGCTGCAGAATCATATTATTTGAGGGGAACTGATTCTTTTTTCACTACTACCGTTGCTGTTTGCGAGGCATACTATCCTCTTCCCGATTCAACCGCTAGCTCTATTGTTTTGGGCTATATTGTTACCGGTGCCAATCCGTATCAATGTTCGTATAAATATAAGCTTCAGGGTTCGGATACTGTTTGGACAAGTGGTTTTGTTGGCTCCTCTCCTATTGATTTAAAGTATTGCAAATCGGGCGAATCGAAGACTCTTTATTTTTCCGGTGGTGTAGCTATTGTTGGCGGCACGCCTTATGCCTCAGCCACTGCGCCTTCTAACTATTGCATCCAGGGTTGCAACTACAATCGCGACTCTAATCAACTGGTTTGCTCGATCAACGGTGACACTAGCAATTGCTCGTTCAACTTTGTCTCTGATGCAGCTGCTTGTAACTCCTCGCCGCCGTCGAGCGAAGATGAAGACCCGACTCAGCCGCCGTCTACGGGTGGCGAAACTGGGGATACGGGTGGCGATACTGGGGGCACTGGCGGTGATACAGGTGGCACGGGTGGTGATACCGGGGGCACTGGCGGCGATACCGGCGGTGGAACGGGTGGTGATACCGGTGGCACTGGTGGTGATACGGGTGGAACGGGTGGCGATACAGGAGGTGATACAGGGGGCGGTGATGCTGGTGAAACAACCACAGCTGCTACGTCTGGCGATATAGGTAAGTTGGGTGACCGGGTGGTTGCGGCTATAACTGGACTTGGCGACCGTATTTCTGCCCAGTTGGATGGCATGGGTTTTGGCACTGCTTACGATGGTTCTGCCGAAGGGTCTGTTGGCGGGGCAGGTGATATTGGTTCGGCTGCTGGTGAGGGTGTGGGTGATGCTATTGGTTCAGCTGTCGATGGCGCCGTTGCTGAGCATGAGGGTGATGTCGATGACGCGTTGAAAGATGTGCCAGGACAAGTTGAGGATATTTTCGGCGACGATCCGGCTTTTGAATCGTTGCGCGGTATTCTTCCTGGTGCGTCGCATTGTTCTAATTATCAAACGTCTTTCACCGTTATGCGTTACTCGATTACGTTAACACTTCCTGTTTGTCTGCTTTCTAGTATTAAGCCTTTGCTTGAATGGTTGGTATGGTGTCTAACCGCCATTGGGCTCTGGAATATATTTTATTCTGGGCTTCGTCTGGAAAATGCCAAAGCATCTAAAGGGGGATATTAAATGCCGTTTATTATTGGGTTCCTTCGTAATCTTCTGCCGGCTCTATTTGCGGGACTTGCCTCTTTCATTTCTGGGTTTGTTGCTCGTGTCGCACCTGGCGCGGCGGTTGCTGCGTTAAAAGTTACTTCTAATCTTGGTAAGATCGCTCTTGTCATTGCGGCGATTGCTGCTGCCGTTGTTGTTTTTTCTGCTGCGATAAATCTTGCGCTTGGCGGTCTTGCGCTTATGGCGCCGGCTAATTTGCTTGAGGTTGGTCGCATGCTCATGCCGAGCAATATTGATACGTGTATCGCTGTCTTGATGCTTGCCAGATTGAAGTCGTTGGTGTTCTTTTGGATTGTGCGTATCTCCGAAAAATTTGAGCGTGCTTGAGGTGTGTTATGGATGACTTTCTTTTCTTTGTTGATTGCTTTATCGGTTTTAATGTCGTGGTCTTTCTGGCTTGTCTTGTTCGTATGCATGTTAAACACTTTTATTTCTGACTATGGCCGTTTATATCGTTACCGGAAAGTTGGGTGCGGGGAAAACACTCCTTGCTGTGTGGAAGATTCAAGAGTATTTAAAGGCTCGGCGGGCTGTTGCGGTCAATATAGATGTCCGCATGGAAAAGCTTTGCAATCCAGACAACCGTTATTCTCACCTGGTGCGCTTGCCTGACCTTCCCTCTGCCGATGATCTCCTCGGGCTCGGCATGGGCTGCGAGGTTTACGATGAAACCAAGTTCGGTGGCATCTTTTTGGATGAGGCCGGTGTTTGGCTGAACTCGCGGGATTGGAATCAGGGTGGTCGATCCGACTTGCTCAAGTTCTTCCTGTTTCTGCGCAAACGCCGTTGGGATCTTTGGTTGTTTGTCCAGAATATCGGAGTGATTGATAAGCAAATTCGCGAATCAATCGCCGAGCACGTTGTTTATATTCATCGCTGGGACAAGGTCAAAGTTCCGTTCTTTGGCTTTATTGGTCGCGTGCTCACCCTGGGTGTTTGGAATGGCCGCCTCCCCAAGGTTCATCAGGCAATTGTCAAATATGGCGCAAAATATAACGCCATGAAAGTCGATGAATGGATTTATCGTGGTGAGCAATTTTATGATTATTACGATACAACTCAGGAGTACGATAAAGGATATGACAAGGGCTCCTACTCCATGCTGCCACCTGGTTACACTCGGCGGTGCCTTCCTAAAGCGCCTCGCGGTCTGGGGTTCGTTATGCGTGTGACTCGTATTTTTTTTCGGCGCACTCGCGTGGTTAATGCCTTCTTCCTGGGTAGTCTTTGCGCGTTGTTCCTGTCGTTCCTGGTGTCGTCTGCGTATTTGTTTGCATTCTTTCCTGATTCTCCCAATCCGTCTGCTGTTGCTGCTAAGGAAGCTTCAAAGCCGCTCAAGGAAGAATTCAAGGATTTGCGTATTGTCTCTTTCTTCCGTCTTCCCAATGGCTCCAAGTACGTTTTCGCGACCCCAGATGGAAAACGCATAACTGTTGATGATCTGCAGGCTCAAAAGGTCGTTGTCAAGGATCAAGGCCCGCGCGAGGCGTTGTTGCTTCGTGATAAGGATTTTCTTTCGGTTTATCGGTGAGGTTTGTATGCCATATATATCGGATTTTTATGGTGGTGTTCGGTTTGGTTATATTTTGTTTTTTGTATTCTCGTTTCTGTGTTTCTACTGCTTTATGTTTTTTGTTCGGCATGAAAGGGTTGCTGCAATTGGAATGTTTCTTTCGTTTTTTTCATTGCTTATTTCTATTTTTTCTATTCTGGGGGATAAATGATTTCTGAAAAGGATCTTCTCCGTTTTTTTTATTTTCTCGTATGCTCGTTTTTTGCATTCGGTATTTATGTCCATTCCTCGCAATGTTCTGCCTCAGAGCGCATCGAATTGTACGACGCCACCCTGCAGGACTTCGTGGAGTGGTCATCCACTCAGCTCAACCGTTCCGTAGTGGTCGGCGCCGACATTCGTTCTGCGCCGATTTCCATTTTCGCCACCTACGATTCAACCGCTGCCCTTGAAAAGCTCGTCGAAGAGGCCGTCATTTCGTCCGGCTTTCATTTCTCGTCGCTCGACGGTGTGATTCGCATCAGCTCCACGCCTTTCAAGCCTCCGCTCGATCTGCTGACGGAAGTCGTCCAGCTGCAGCACCTGCAGAGCGATTTCGCCCATCAGGCCGTTCGGGATGTGCTGGCTTCGCGTGCTGCTCCTGGTGAGGGGGCTCCGGTTTCGCAGGCTGCGGTTACTCCATCCCCGACCTCGAATGCCTTGATTGTCACCGCTACCCGCGACCAGCTGGACGCTATCCGCAAGGTGATTGCCGAAATCGACCGGCCTCGTCGCCAGGTTGTGATTACTGCGGTGGTTGCCGAGCTGGCCGACGATGACTTTCAGGCGCTGGGCCTGAATGTTGCTCTCGATGGTGATCGAGCAAGTCTTGCCGGTGTTTCCATCCAGCCCAGCCACTTTGCTTCCGGCCAGGGTTTCAGCCTCACATTCGACGGGCCTACCCTGGGCGCTTTGCTGCAGGCCGTGCGCTCGACGGGCAATAACAAGATCCTCAGTACCCCTCAGCTGCTCACGCTCAACCGTGAGCCCGCTTCCATCGTGGTTGGCCAGAATGTGCCCTTCGTCACCGGGCAGACTACCAGCGGTTCCACGCCTGCCAGCGACCCGTTTCAGACCATTGTTCGTCAGGATGTGGGCGTTTCGCTCTCGGTGACGCCGTTCATTACGCCATCCGATGCCATCGAGCTTGAGGTGGAGCAGTCGGCTTCGTCCGTTTCCGATGACAGAACGGCCGCCGACATCATCACAAACACGCGGCGCATCGTTACCAAGGTCCAGTTGAAAGATGGCGAAGGCGTTGTCCTGGGTGGCTTGCGATCCGAGCAGACCGACAAGGCCGTTTCTGCTGTCCCCATCCTGTCCGACATTCCCTGGCTTGGGCGAATCTTCCGATCCGAGTCCTCTAGGGTTCGGGGGACCAATCTAGTCGTGCTGCTGACTGCCAGGGTCCACCGCGATGGCGATGCTATGGCGGTGCCCGAGGCGTTGCGCGAGCCGGCGCGGTTCATGTTGCCTACCCTCGGCGTGGCGCCTGATGGCATCGGCGCAGCCGGTGACTTCGGGCGCCAGGTCGAGGGCTCTGTGGGCATGTCGGCGCCTTCTCGATCTCGTCTCTGACGTCCCTGTAGCACGTCATATAGATAGCTTTTAAGAAACTGGTTGCACCAGATAGTTACATAAAAGGAATTTGCAGGATGCGCACTCCCTCCGATCAATCCCGCCTTTCTGAGTTCACCGAGGATCAGGCCCATCAGCGGGTTTTCATCGACCCTCAGACCATGGCGCAAACCGATCTGTCCGGCGTGCGTCTGCTGCGCTGTGCAGTGGATACCGTCCGCCAGTTGTACCGGGGGCGTCCTCGGTCCGAGGTCCTGGATCTGTTCGAGTCGTCCGGCCTGGTCGAGTTTGCTGGCATCCAGTGGCATGCCGGGCGCGTGGGCCGGGATTCTGGTTATCAGTTCAAGCTGCAGAATGCCGACCTCGGCTTGATTGCCCTGGTCAAGAATCACAATGTCAAAGCCGAGTCGGTTGGGGCTCACCTCAAGTTCGAGGTGTCGCCGCATCTGATCGACAATCGCAGCCCTGAACAGCTGCAGACCCTGCTCGATGATCTGGCGGGCCAGCTGCTAACCCAGTGCGAAGCTAACCAGTGCGCTGTCCACCTGGCACTCGACATTCAGGGTTGGCAGCCTCCCGCTGACCTGGTGGCGCGCATGCACTGCCGGGCGCGTGCTCAGCGTGATTTCTCCGGTGTTGAGCGGATCGAGTATGACGAGAAAGTGGCCGTCTACGGTCGCGGCAAGTCGTTCCTTTTTGGCTCTGCGTCCGGCATGCAGCTGGCGATTTATGACAAGACCGCTCAGGCACGGGCTATCGACAAGCTGGATTACTGGGAGTCGGTTTGGCGTCGGTTCGATAACCCGTTCGATGAGTCCGATTCGCTCAACTATGATCCGGCCTTGCCGGTCTGGCGGGTCGAGCTGCGCTTTCACCATGCCATCGTTCAACAGTTCGCCGACGGTTCTGCCGACATCCGTACCGGGGCGATGATAGGGACCAGCACCTTTGCTGAGTTGGCGGGGCATCTGGATGGCCTGTGGGCCTATGGTCTGCAGGCGTTCAAGCTTCTGGTTCGTCCTGGCATGTATGACGCCTTTTGGACGTTGATCCGTTCCGATGTGCGGGTTCAGGTTGAGGCGTCTTCACTGGTCGAGGAAACCGACTATCGCCGTCACTACAAGACGGCCAACGGTTTCAGCGGCAAGAATGTGGAGTTGTTCCTGGGAAACATGGTCTCGCTCCTGGTCCGTGAGCGTGTCGGGGCCAAGCGGGCGTTCGAGCGTCTGCAGGACTGGGAATGCTGGCCGGTCATTCGTGACCACTACGCGGCGAAGGGCAAAAGCTCCAGCGACATCTATCGGCATATTCAGGAGTTGATGCAGCTGCGTGTTGTGCGCTGGGGGCGTGCCGTATGACCGTGCGCAAGGATGGCAGCACCTGGACTGCCGACTTTTACGAGAATGGTCGCGCTGGTCGGCGTATCCGCAAGAAAGGTTTCCCTACCAAGTCGGCGGCGCTGCGTTATGAACAGGACTTCTTCGCTTCGATGTCGGACACCGGTCGTCCGCTGGATGATCGTCTGGTCGACCTGGTGAACCTCTGGCATGAGTTGCACGGCTGCACGCTCAAGGATGCCAAGTATCGTCTGAGCCGTACCCTGGCGATCGCCGAGCGCCTGGGCAATCCGTTGGTGTCCTCGTTCGACTCGCTGGCCTGGGCGCGTTATCGGCAGGCTCGGCTAGTCGATGTTTCACCGCATACGGTCAACCATGAACAACGCTATTTGTCGGCGGTCTTCTCCGAGCTGATTCGCCTGGGTGCCTGGACCGGCAAGAATCCCATCGAGGGGATTCGGCAGATTAAGACCGATCAGGTGGAACTGTCGTTCCTGGAGCTGCCGCAGATTGACCAGCTCCTCGAGGAGTGTCGGCGTAGCACCAACAACCATACTTATCCGGTGGCATTGCTATGCCTGGCTACTGGGGCGCGCTGGGATGAGGCGGAAAGCCTGCAGCGGTCGGCGGTGTTCGGTGGCAAGGTTCACTATCACCGGACCAAGAATCGGCAGAGTAGGGCGGTACCGATCCCGGTCGAGCTCGAGCGGTTCGTGCTCGAGGTCGGGCTGCCTGGGACTGGCCGGCTGTTCATGTCGTGCAGGGCGGCGTTTCGCAGTGCCTACAAGCGTTGCGGGTTCCAAACGCCTGGGCAGCTTACGCACATTCTGCGGCATACGTTCGCGAGCCACTACATGATGGGTGGCGGGGATATCCTGGCGCTGCAACGGATCTTGGGGCACTCGTCGATTGCCATGACGATGCGCTATGCCCACCTATCGCCCGAGCACCTGGAGTCGGCGTTGCGGTTCTCGCCGTTGGCCCAGTGTGGACATGCTGTAGTCACTTTGTAGTCACTGGGGCAAAAAAAAAGGGCCTGCCTTTCGGCAAGCCCTTGGTATTTGGTGGCTACGCAGGGACTTGAACCCCGGACCCCAGCATTATGAAT